GCGCCGGTTACCCAAGTCGTTCCTTCGTCCATGCTGAAGGTAAAGTCTGAATCAATAAGTGATAGGGTCAAGTTGTTTGCAATCTTACTCGTGCTGCTGTTGAACAGCTTAATTCTATGTGTTACAGTCGTCCCTTCTGGTCTGTCACCAAAATCGAGGTCTCGTATAAACTCCGGATCTCCGGAAGTATCATCATCTAAGAACAATACATCATCCGGTATTTCTCCAGTTGCTTTCACCCCGTAGATATGCAATGCATAGATATTTGCATCCGAATAATAAGATGACTTAAATCGAACTCTCAAAACTTTAATAGCTTCTGAGAATGTACATGGCTGAATGCTATCTCGCCATACATCATCATCCATCATTACTAATGGTATTGCACCATTCGGTAATGTTGCATTTATCCAAGTTCCATCAAGTCCATTCGTACTGTCTGCGCTCCCTGCAACAGTGATCGACATTGTTGCTCCATAATCAGATGCCATTCTGTGTATCATACCAAGACCAGCAACTACATATTTCTCAGGCAAGAATACCCATATTGTACGTGCACCACCACCGCTGTTCCAACCAACAGATAGCACTGAACTTGAGTTTCCAATGCTATTCAGCTTGCTCATCTGTTCTGTTGTCATAGCCGTCGTAATGTCATTAATGTCATTTCCATAATAAACGGACCCACCACCTACATCATATTCAAATTTTCGTCCGGGTAAGGTTGGATATGGCATTTACTTCACCTCCTAATAAAATGCAGGATAGTACTCAAGTGTAATCCTGCCGCCAATAGTATCTGTTGCGAGTTCCATGCTATTATTGCCCGCTTCGAGGATCATCCAGTAAGAATCCCCTCCATGCCTGACAATCGAAATCAAATTCGAGTCTCCTTGCAGGCATGTGTAATATTTTGTATCTAAAACCACCGATTCCCCACTTGCAATTGTTCCAAGGTACTGAATCCAAACACCGTTGTTCTGATTCTTAATGATCGGATTACTCAACGGGCCTTCCAAAGTAATAACCATTGCTGTTGCAGGTGCCGAGCCTTCATTGGCATGCGTCCATTCAAAGGGATTTGAAGTGATCATTTTGACAGCTGTGCTCTTTACCATCCCATAAAAGAATGGATCGGCAAGTTCAAGCTCCAAAGCAAACTTAGCGTATCCCGGGTTCTTCCTAACGAAATTTATCTCTGAGCAAAGCTCAGATTGTGCCTCCCTGATTTCTCCATTTCTCATAGTCCGTCTAAGCGTATGAAGTCCTGGATTTCCAACCGCCTTCAAGAATGTATCTATATTTGCATCTAGGTCCGCTCTGCTCGTTCCTTTTATCCACATGGACAGTACAACTTTTCTTCTGTCGAATCTTTTCTTAATCCATCTTTTACCGTGTTGAAACGGTACTTGAAGATCGTTCCCTCTATACTTGGGGATTCCAATTCCTTCAAGCACCTCTTCAATATCCCACTTCCCTTTTGAAGTTAAATCAGCTCCATTAAATGTCCACTTTTCTTTTTCCATCCATGCACCTCCTACACCAAACCATACGAGTGCTTCAAGAGCGTCGACCTTATGCTATCTGAAGCCGGTTCTGGTTTAGGATTATTTATTGTAATGTCGTAGTTGTTTGTCACATTGCCACTTTGAATTCCTGCCTCAGATGTGTTAGTCTTTGCTCCGACTCCTACTTTCTGCAAAGCTCTCGCCATGAGCTCATCGAGCTTTTCTACCGGAATAACTGCCTCAGTACCAGCTTCTCCAACACCGATAACGCTTGGACTTGAGAAAATTCCACCTGTCGAGTACCAGTTGACTGAAAGCTTAGGCACTTGCGGCGGCATCAAACTGAAGCTTCCTGTAAGTTCAAAATGAGGCAGCTTAATCTGAGGTATCTTTATTCCAGGAAGCTTAATGTTCCTGAAGAAACCAATGATTGCATCAATCGCATTCTTCACTGTGTTTTTCGCCGCGTTGATCGGAGTTTCGATTGCCGTCTTGATACCTTGCCAGATGCTTGAGGTAACTGATTGAACGGCACTCCATGCTCCGCTGATGGTGTTCTTCACAAATCCGGTTTCTACCGAGATGATTCCTTTTATAAGGTTCAGCACTCCGCTTATTACGCTTTGAATTCCATTCCACAGATTCTGAGTCAGATTCTTTATGCCATCCCAGACGCCTTGCCAATCTCCTTTGATGAGGCTGGCCACAATCTGGATAATGTTTTTAATAACATTCAAGGCAGTTGTTACTACCGATGCGATCACATTGAAGGCTGCTGAAATGACAGCGACGATATCTGCTCCGTACTTCTGCCAAATGGCACCTGCGACTTGAACGAAAGCTTGTATCAAGGCTTTTATCGCCTCAAATACACCAGACATAATTGTCTTAATCTGATTCCACACAGTGATTACGCTATTTCTGAAGGTTTCATTATTCTTAAAGAGCAAAACAAATATAGCAATAAAGCCTGCTACCGCAGCAATGGTAATACCGACCGGTCCAGTAATTGCAGCGATTGCTGCGCCTACAGCTCCGGATGCTCCACCTGCTGCTGCCATCGCACTAGATACCGCTCCAAAGGCCGTGGAAATGGTTCCTATTACGGAAACCACCTTTCCTACGATCAGGAGCAAAGGACCCACAGCGGCCGCTACAAGGGCAATTTTGACGATCATTTCCTGTTGTTCCTTGGAAAGTCCCTGGAACTGATCCATCAGCGGCTTGATGATAGCAATCAGCTTTTCAAGGATTGGAATGAGTATCTGTCCAAACTGAATCCCGATCTGCTGTGCCTGTTCCTTCATTATCCTCAGTTTGTTGGTCGGAGAGTCCATGGTCCTGGCAAGGTCTCCCTGGGCATTCTTCGTTGCTTCCATGATGGCACCATAACGGGCCTGTACCTTCTGCGCTTCTGTCAGCTGTTCACCCTGCTTTGCAATTCCATTTGCATAGGCATAGGTCTTAATAGTGTTGTCATTGACAAGAATACCCAGAGCCTTCAATGGCTCCGCCTCTCCAGAGATACCTGACTTTAATTTATCGAAGGCCTCTTCAGGCTTCAGGTTATAAAATGATGCCATGTCATAGGATAACTGTGTCAGTCCTTCTGACATTTTCAATGATTCATCAGATGTAAGCCCCATGGAGGTGAGCATGGCATTGTAGGTGGCCATATTATTTCTGACATTGTAGGCGTTTAAGCCTAATGCCTTGGAGGTTTCCTCGGACCACTTCCTTGCATCACCTGCCACAGCTCCCATCGCCACTTCGAAGAGGTTTTCCGATTCCACAGCATCCATAGCCATCTTGGTTGCCGCAGTTCCGATTCCAAGCAAAGGAAGTGTCACCGCAGTAGACAGGGTCTTTCCAGCCGAGGATATCTTTTCCCCCACAGCCTTCATTTTTTCTCCGGCTTTGTCCATGCTTTCGGACAGCTTGTACCATGCTGAACTCTTAAGTTTCAGTTCCTCCGTTATCGCTTTGAGTTCCTGCTGCATTTTGCCAAGCTCGGCATTGGCGTAGTTCAGCTTGATCTTTAGGTTCTCTGTGGCCTTGGAATCCGCGCCTTTTTTCTCGACGCTCTCCTGGTAGCTTTTCGTAAGGGCTGCAACCTTGTCCTTCTGCAGCTCCATCTGTCTGCTCAGGCTATCTGACTTTAACTTCAGCCCCTCGGTGGACTTCCCAAAGTCTCCAAGCTTTGAACTTGCCGCTGCGAATTCACTCTGAACCACCTTCAGGCTTCTTTGAATCTTGCTGACGCCTTCTTGAAAGCCGCTGTCATCAATGCCGACTCTGGCCACTACTGTGTTATTGCCGCTTGCCATTCATCTCACCTCCTTTAAAACAGAATGTTGTCAATCGTATCAAAATCCGATGCTTCATCGATGCCGTTGACCGTTTTGTACACCTTAAACAAGGCCTGCAGCTTTTTCGGGGTGCTATTCCAGAACTGCTCCTCGCTCATTTGTAGAAGATTTGTTCCCAAATAGAAAAGCCACTCCCAGTCCCATGTATCAGAACTTAAGTGGCTTTCGCTTCCCCCGGTGCATCCTCCGCCTCCGGCATGGCTTTACTTAGCGCTTCGTTGATGGCTGTCCCAAGCCTTTCTAAATCATTCAAGCCCAGCTGCTCGCCCACGGTTTTTAAGGTTATCTCCTCATCCTCAACCTTTACTGCCGCATATATGAGCGCCCTGACCGCTTTCAGCTTCATGCTCTGCAAATCATCAAAGGCGGTATTCAGATCCCCATAGACTTCCTCCAATTCGCAGAAAGTGTTCATGTCGAGCTTTAGCTCATATTCTTTATCTCCGAGTTTGAATTTAATTCCCTTGTTTTTTAGTTCAGCTGCTTTCAAGTATCATCAACTCCTTCCTACACCGCGGGCGTTGGCTCTGCCGGTACTGCTGTAAACCAAGCTGCAATGATTGTCTGGTCAATTCCCGTTTCATCTTCATCGGCGATAAAGCGGAAGTTGCCGTCAAAATCCCTGGAAAAGAATGTGCCTTTGAGTTTGGCACTTTTAGGCTGCGGTTTTTCTGCTTCAGTGTCGTACTCATCTGTTGCCAGTTCGAATTTGCCCTTAAGCAGCCACACATAACGGTATTTGCCGTTATGCTTCTTGGATTTAAACCCTAGTGCCAATGTCGGTGCAATATTCTCTTTGCTTTCAATAAGAACACCCTTGACCACCTTTGCGCCCTGCAGGGTTGCTCTGCTGGCGAGCGACAGCTGATTGAGTTCAATTTCCACATCTACGCTGTCGAAGGCTGCAATGATGTCCTCCACCGTATCATCTGAATAAATGTTTTCCGAATTCACTTTTGGTGAGAGCTTGGCGCTGACTGCCCTTTCCAACTTGCTTGGTGCAGCATAGGTTGCGCCTGTCTCGTCATCATCAGTGAGCAGCGCAATGTGTATGTCCCTTAATCCAATTTGTCTTGCCATATGTTAAACCTCCTTTGATTCTAAATAGTAAAATTTGAGCCCCTTATGATAGAGGCCCGTATCCGGTTCGTAAAAATCCGCTTCATTAAGTCTTTGAAACCCTGCCGCAATAAGCAGTGCTTTTATATTGCTGGTTAATGTGGTGTAATCAGCTTTTGACCAAACATCAACTTGAACATAGTGCCCTGTGAAGACTTCTGCATCTTCCTCAAATTCCTCACCGGACTGAAGATATTCATGAAAGGTAATGTAAGTTGCCTCTGTCCCAGAATACTTCTGAAACCCTACTGGAACACCAAGAGGCTTTAATGTATCTATGACCAGTTTATTGATCAAGCTCACCAAGCCCCCTTTCCAGTTCCTCTTTGATCACCTCATTGATTTTCTTTTTGTTCTCCAATACAGAATTCTCAGCCCAGTGCTGAGCAGGAATCTTTGATGTACCCCATTCTGTAAATTTCGAATAGAAGAACTCCGAATTATCTCCCTTGTTCGGTCCTATATTGACAAAGTCTATCCCGTCTTCACTTTCAATCTCCGACACCTTGATGTTATCGGCCATGTGCTTTTTACTAAGCTCAGATCTTGGAGCCTTTTGCTCCATACTTGCCTTTACTAAGGCTCCGGCTTTATCTAGTGCCTTCTTTTTAATCTCTTTTCCCTGACTTCCAAGCTTGTTAACTCTATCGATAAGCTCCTGCATTCCTTCAAGTTCAATCTTAGCCATCCGACTCCACCTCCATCGCCTGAATCTCGATATATTTGTTTCTGTACTTGATGTTGTCAATGGCGGTGATGTTGTAGCTCTTTCCTTGGAAAAGGATCTGCATGGTCTGATCAATCCCAGCCAAAAATCTGATGGTGAATTTGACTGTGTTTTCTGCTTGGACTGCTTTTGCTTCGAAGTATTCCTTGCCATGAAGATTTGTAACTGCCGCCCATACTGTTCTAAACTCCTCTGGTTCCTCGCTTTCGAAGCCATTCTCATTGATCACAGGCAAAATCTTTCGAATAGTGATACGATGCCTGAGGTCTCCAATATGCATCTTTACCACCCATCCTTTCGGTATGCGAACAACAACCTCTTCAGAAGATCAATCATTGCTTTCATGTCCAAGGTTTCACGTTGTTCATATAGATTTCCTATAGCATAAAAAACCGCCTGTTTCACTGTGTCTGGAACCTCGGCAAACTCGGTAAGTGGAAAACGCAGAATATCCTCGCAAAGTTCCTCTGCGGCATTGATGCAATCGGAGATGAGCGTATCGTCCTCATCACCATCGACTTTCAAATATAGCTTTGCTTCTTCAAGTGTAACAATCAACACGCCCACCTCCCGTCATTATTCAGTAGCCATAATCCCTGCCGCTTTGAGTTTGGCAAGCAGAACGTTAAAATCAACGACCAGTCCTGCAATTGTAGTTGCAACGCTGTCCGCCTGAAACGCGGCAGGTGTAAAATTAGAGGGCAGCCCGATAACCTGGCCACCCTCCGCAATCTCAAGCGTTCCACCAATAACGGTTTTCTCTCCGCCCTGTTCTGTATAATTCTTGACGTTACTCATACTCTTTCACCTACGCTTTCTGCTGAAGCACCTTGATGGCTTCAGGCAGGATCAGTTTTCCATCAACTCTCTGGGTTGCCTTAAATCCGACCTGGCCAGTCGCAGCGAAAAGCTCGTTTAGTCTCTGGAAGGACCTTCCTTGTCTGTCAGCTACCCAATAGTAACCGAAATCACCGAAAGCGATGGACTTTGCTCCTGCGGCAATCGTAGGAACATACACTGATGTCTTGACTGGTCTATTTAGAATGGTATCCGGCTGACCCGCTGTGATGGAAGGCTGCCAAATGTACTGTCCGTTTCCGTCCTTCAACTTTCTAATTGCCTTGACGGTTGCATCGTTCATGACGAATATTGCGTTCTTTCTGTAAGGCGATTTCAAGCTGTAGAACAAATCCATAACCTCATCAATAGTGATAGCAGTCGCTGAAGCTGATGTGATGCCAAGCTGCGCACCGCCAGTGGCATTGAAGATACCTGTAGGCTTACCAGTGCCATCCCCGATGAAGAACGATTCTTCTTCCTTTGCTCCAATTCTTCTAGCAAACTCTTTAGCGATATAGCTCTCCAAATTAAAAACACTATCATTAAGGAGTTCTTCCGAAACCTTAATCATAGTGGCTAATTTGTAGGCACCTATTGAAACCTGCCCGAAAGCATCATCCGATTCTGGGATTTGTCCTTCTTCATCTACCCATGACGCTGCTCCTTTGGATGCGACGACCGGAATTTTTCTATCCCCTGAGGAAGTTGTGATGACCTTTGCCATAGTTCTAAAGATGTTCTCTTCATCCAAAGCCTCAATCAAGGTCCTCTCGAATTCGTCCGGTACCAAGTATCCTCCTTCGGAGTCGGTACCAATCTGCAGGGCGTTCTGTACATCATAGCTATTCTTGTTTCTCATAGCTTTCCAGAAAGCTTGATTATAGGAATCGGATGCTCGACCCTTCTTCATCTCCCCC